GAGGAAGAGGATATTGAACGACATGCCTCGGACAGCACTCGCAGATGTAGAAGCTGCCAATATCTTACTGCCATTTTCTAACTCCAGAGATCCTTTGTTCCATACCATGATGCCTTGTTGCATCCACTTGGGCAAGTTCTCGTATGCAGTTTGTAATCTGCCCAATAACTCCCTTGCAGTTGCTGCTTTGTTTGCCAATATGCCTATATTAACACTATCATTAAAAATTGCATAGTGAAGTAGATAAGACACGCACGTTGTAGACTTACCAGTCTGACGTGGCATCTTACAGATATTAAATCTGTTGTTGTGGAAATTATTAATTAGTTTCTCTTGGAAGTCGTATGGTTTAAAAGCAACCAAACCTTCATCAAGAGAAACAATCTTTACGTAGTTTTTTGCAAAGTAAACGGGATCATCTTTACACTTAACAAATTCTAAGACTTGTTCTTGAGTAAATTCAATAGGCGTATTTGCCTTTTTTAGATTCGGATTACCAAGGTATACATCATCAGGCATAAGTTAATCAGCAGTTCCAGGCTCTTAATGATTTATTGATTCTGCTATCAGGATCATTTGCTGTCTTCTTGGAAGTCAGTTTTGCTTTCATACCCTTCATTCTAGCGCAAAAGGATTTGCGACGGGGATTTCCAACCTTCTTGCTTGGTGCCTTAAGGTCGCTTCCAGGATTTTCTCTTTCGTAAGATTTTCTGCCTTTCTCGTTAAGACCTCCCTTTGGATTTTTTCCTGACTTCTTTGTCCATGCTGCCCCTTCGGCAACTTGGAGTAATGGTTGTCCGGGTTCATAATCGGAAACTGTGAAAGTTGATAGTTTTGAACCTGGGTAAACCTTATCTATCTCGGTCTGAACATCTGCTCTGGATGGTCTAGATGCTGAAGGGAAGAACATTCTAATCATGTAATACTTTCCTTTCCAAACAAGAGATACTGCAATGATGTTTCCAGTTTTTGCTGGGATACGAACAGCTTCTTGAACTTCCGTACCTTTCCAAACACCATTGGTATCCACAACTGGACTCATGTTTGATGGTCCGACAATATCCGTAACTTCTGCAAAGGCCTTTCCATCAGCAGTCTCAATGGTCTCTTCGTTTGCCTTTACACAACGGTTGTATGTCTTTCCGAAAAGTTTTTGCGTTCCCGCTTTCTTGTAACCTTTCCAGCATTTCTTGCCAGCTTCATTGATTTCAATAGCACCAATAGATTCTAGAGCAGCAAGTTGTGCTGGAGAGAACCCTTCTTTTTTTGAACTATTGCCCCAATTAGCGGCACCCACTTTACGGCATTTTACAAGGGCACCGGAAGCATATGCTGAAGGCCATACGCTGTAGCGAGATTTGACTTTATGGTAACAGGCATCTTTAGTTCCACTGCCTTTACCTTTTTTGTCTTTTGCTTCGTCAATATTCAATACTTTGTCACCAACTTTTACATTGTT